TCAAAGATACCATACTTAACCTCCATATACCACAACATTATTACCGCTTGCGTTATACTCTTTTCTTGCCTCAGTTCTAACCACTCTCATTATCTCAGATGCTATACCTTCAAGGTAGACATTAACTGACATTTTTGAATCACTATTTTCTTTTCCGCTCTTACTTGTACTAGATTTTTTATCAAAAATATTTTGACTCGAAACTATATCGTCTTCAAAATCAAAACTCTTTTCAATCTGATTTGCAACTAAGTCGGTATTATCTCTTATACCTTTAGCAAACAATTCCATCATATCAGGAGCGTATGTACTGAAATTAGAAAGCGGTCCTACATCAGGTTCTGAGAAGTGAAGATATTCACTTACTGTTCCAGCCATATCAGATACAGTACTCTTTAAGTCATTCCATTTTTCTTTCAATCCACCGATGAAATTATTTATCAAATCTCTTCCCCAAGTATTTGCTGAATTAAGCAACTCAAGAATTCCGTCTGTGAACGTTTCTTTGACCTGTTTAACGGCAGGAAGTATTTTTGGAATGGATTTGATAATACCATCTATTAAAGCAAGTATAAGCTTCAATCCAGCCTCTACGACCTTCGGTAACGCATCTATAAGAGCCTTCACAAGCTTGTCTATAATAACAGGTCCTTTCTCTATCAGCTTAGGGAGAGAATTTATAAGACCCGTAGCAAGTCCAACTATGATTGCCACAGCTGCTTCTATAAGAAGGTCGGCATTATCAACCAATGCTTCTATGATGGTAAGTATCACATCAACGATAGTAGGAATTAACTCAGGAAGAGCATCTGCAATACCGAGGGCCAGTTCCAGTAAAATCTGTCCTCCCGCATCTATAATCAATGGAAGATTATCTATGAGAGCATTCATGAAGAAAGTAAGCAAATCCGTTACGTACTGTATCGTCTCAGGAAGATTTTCAGCAATACCATTAAGAATATTAACTAGGATTTGCATTCCTATATCCATTAGCTGAGTATAGTTCTCTTGGAATACACCTAAAATCCAGTTTATAATTTCAAGCATTACGTTACCGCCTTCAGACTGAGATGATTCCAATAGTCTTTGGAATATCATGCTGATAACATCGCCAACGGCAAACAGAATTACATCTATGTTATCCATCAAGCCTTGACCAAGAGCAGACAATAATTGAAGTCCTGCATCAAATATCTGAGGAGACTTAGATACTATCATAGAAATACCATCTGAAAGTATACTTCCAAACTCTTCCATAGCACCTTCAAGACCGCCGTTTTTAAACGCTTCAGTAAGTCTAGATAATCCATCTGTTCCAAACTGAACAAACTTCCTTATCTCAGGTGTAAGAACATCGGATATTGCTATCTTTGCACCCTCTAATGCTGACTTGAAATATTCAACATCTCCAGCGAGGTTATCCATCTGAGTTTTCTTCATTTCTTCTGCCGCACCATCAGCATTAACTATAGCCTCTCCTATCTCATTCCAGTCTTGCCCTACGGCATTTAAAAGTGCTTCAGCGGAGGCAAGGTCACGAGTGTTAAATAAGTCGCTTATTGCCTGTATTTTCTGTTCCTGAGTCAGGTTGCCAAGTGCCCCATTCAAATCTCCAAAAACATCAGCGAGAGAACGCATATTACCTTCGGTATCGAATACCTTTACACCTAGCTTCTCTAACTGTTTTGTTCCTGCATCAGTGGGCGAAGATAATTTCAGAAGCATGTTACGCATATGTGTTCCAGCTTCTGAACCTTTTACACCCGCATTTGCCATTGCTGTGAGAGCAATTTCAAGTTCCTGAATACCATCAACTTCAGCGGTAGTTCCATCAGCAAGTTCCACCATACCGCCGTTCAATTCTTGAGCAAGACCGCCGACAACTAAGAACGCATCTCCTAACTGTTCTACAGATGTATTACCTGTACTCGCAGCTTTTGCCATCTCATCAATCATCTGTGTAATTCTTTCACCATCTTCTTCCACAGAGAGGCCAAAAGCGGTTGACGCATCAGTAACCATATCAGATGCACGTGCAAGGTCAAATCCTCCTGCTGCCGCAAGATTCATTACGTTAGGCAACATAGACATTGCTTCAGTAGCATTGTATCCAGCGAGAGCCATATAATTCAACGCTTCAGCAGACTGAGAAGCCGTATACTGAGTTGTTCTACCCATCTCCTGAGCGAAATCTCTTAACGCTTCACTTGCTTTCATTCCAGCATACTGACCGTCCTGTATTACGGCGTCTGCTTTCTCAGCCATAGTAGCATAAACTTGCGACATTGACTTATCAAATTCAGCACCAGTCTTTACAGATGCAGCACCAAATCCGACAACGGCGGTAGTTGTAGCGGCAATTGCTTTTGCACCTATCGCCATAGCACTTTTCAAACCACTGCTAAGAGACAGAGCGTCTGCTTTTGCTTCAGATAATCCTTTCTTATATTCACTTGAATCCAAGCCTAAAACGGCTCTTAAATCATATACAGTTGTTGCCATTTTTTATTCCTCAAATTTCAATCCTGCATTACGCATAACGTCAATCAGAATTTCTTCTCCACTACGCTTGTCAACTTTCTTAGGTTTTAATAGGTCAGTGTAGTTACATTTTAGATGTTTACTTTGCGGAATTAGTTGTAGAGTCTTTGTAACATAAATGCGGTATGCCTCTTCACGATTGCTTTCATTTAATCGTGCCTCAACATACCGCATAAAAGGCTTTATTTCCCGTCGTCCTCTGTATTCTCCGTAGCAGAGCCAGAAGATTCGTTTTCCGTTTCCACCGCTTCCGCAAATCCGAAAAAAGATTTAATCTCATCATTGCTTCCTATATCCGCAAGGACTGCTATCAATCTCATTATGATATTGAGCCCGTCAATAGGTTCAGGGTCTATCCTCAATAAGATTTCGACCGCCTCTTTTTTACATTCTTTTAAAACAACTTTTGCTATTGACATTTTTGACTCGCCTGATGCGATTACTTTTCTTACATTCTCATTATTGAGAATTACGTTCAGCGGTTCTATTAAATCCGCCCACAGTTCTATCGCATCTTCGCCCTTGTAATCAGAAAATTTTTTCATGAGATTATATCACCTTCCTTTTCATAACCATTATGACGCAGTAACAATTACCGTACATGTATCAGTATATGTTACTCCACCTTCAGTAATTGATGCCGTGATAATACAGTTACCTTCGTCCTTAGCAGTAACTACGCCATTTGCTACTGTTGCCTTAGCGGTATTACTTGATGACCAAGTTACTGAAGAACTTGAATTTACAACTGTGGCAACAAGAGTCTCAGTCTCTTCATCTACTATCGTAATAGCATGCTCATTAAGAGTTATGCTAGGAGTAGTTGACGATGTACCTTCCTTAACATAGATTTCGTAAGGAACTGTATCCTGAGCGTTTATACTGTAATGACCCGTAAATTCAAATGCGAATTTACCCTTATCTTTATCGGTAGTCTGAATCTGAAAACCGCCTGTATTAAGAGCATTCAACATCTTGATTGCAACGAATCCAGCATTAGCACCAGTATTTTCATCAGAGTAATCTCCAATCCACCAAAGTGTACTGAAATCTCCACCTACTAAATCATTTCTAGGAACGATATGAGTAGAATCACTTCCGTCAATATCTGCCGCACCAGCGAGTGTCTTTGCTGTAGATGCATTGATAGTTACAAATGTACCACTCATTGTAACTTCATGTTTATCGAGTTTCTTTAACTCTTTCATATTCTTCGGACAGTTATCAATGTCTTCTCCGAAGTCCTTGTACTCTACTGAGTCCTTGAAGCTTATACCACCGCTTGTCGCACCGAGTATATTTCCGATAACGCCTGTTGCAGGATTAAAGTTATCGGTAAGTATTCCAGCATTCAGCTGAATCTGTTCAAAAGCGGTAGCAGGAATCTGAGTATACTTCATTTTGTTTTCCTCCTAATCCATAAATTCGATTGTCACATTTAGGACAATTCTACGTATCATTTCATCGCTAGGTTCTTCTAATCTTTGAGCCCATGGCGACGTCTTTTGAATCCACATTGCACCGCCGTCATAAGCAATCATTCTTCCGCCTCTTGTAATAAAATCAGATATCTCTTGCTCCTTTGCGGTGATGTCCGCCCAACTACTTGAACGATACCACAAGCTTGCTGATTGCATAACTTTATTTCCAAAATTATCATCAGAAACTTCGTATGTCAGATATGGTAATTGAGCATCATCGGGAACGGTATTTTCATCATATGCTTTAAGACCAAATCCACTCCAAAAATTATGTAATGTTTGAATCTTATTCATGTTGGTAAACTCCATTCCTCTGCACTATACTGTCTCATATTTAATCCAGCATCATTCGGCGTTTTCTTGTCATCAGAATCAGATGTTAAACGGAAAAGTTTATCATCACTTTTTCTTTTCAAAACGGTATGATAATCAAGAATAACATTCTTCTTTACAGTTAGAGTGTATAAAGATTTTACTCCCATGGCTTCTGCTATTTTTGCTTGAGAACCACTATCGTAAACCATTACTCCACTTATTGTAGCACCCTCTGTCCACTCTGTTGTCGTACCGCCGTATCCGTCATCAATTACGGATTTATTTATTACGATAAAATCTTCATAAGCATTTTCTAAAAGACTCATAACTCTCTGATTCTCCTATACAAATTCAATCTTGACGAATATAGACTTTGCCATGTCGTAGATGCACCCTCTCCCGATGAACGAGTTGTCTTCGAGTAAGTGTATCCTCCAAAACTTTCACTATTGAAAGGACTCATAGCTTCTGTGTCTACACCGCCATATTTAGCTTGCCAATCACTTATCTCTTTTACAAGGTCAAGAAAAGCTTTTGGCGGAGACATAACCCATATAGAGCCGTGGAATTTCGCTTCATCAATTAAGTCTTTATCAGAAACCTTATGAACACCATCATTCTTATGACTGCCGATGATACGGATATAATCCGTAGGAATATCAAAAGACGGTGTAATATTACCATCAACAATGGCAAAATCACCGATGTGCCTGTCACCTTCATAGGTGAAATAATTTTTGATTTCTGCACATATCTCTGATAACATATTGCACCGCCTTCTTAATTAATCCTCTTTATTTTTACGACTGCGTTTCTTATCCTCTTTTTCTTCTTCAACAGGGGAAGGAGCCTCCTGCTCAGTGGTCGGCTGAGCAGGAGAGATGCCAGAGTTTTTAGCATTAGCAATCGATTTTGTGTTTGTTACTATACGGTCAACGAATACCATAGCAACCTCCTTTGCTAACTACGATGTCTGAAGTGTCAAACCAGACAGGTCGAGATACTGAACTGTGCTATGAACGCCGTCAGACTGAACCATCTTGAACTTCTGAAGATTCTTGTTAGTAATCTTGAAGATACCATTGTGGTCAACGTCGCCATAAGCTTCAACAAGACCGCTTCCTGCGCTAGGCTCAAGGCCAACAAGAACGCTTGTAGCCTTAGGGTCAAGATTTGTCCAGTTAAGAGCAAGGAAGTTTCCTGCGCCCCATACTCTCGTAATTGCGTTATCGCCTGAGAGATACTTAACTGTACCTGTTACAGCACCGTTAGCAACTGTCACATCTGAACCCTGAAGATTGCTTACAGGAACTTCATACATTGAACTTCCCTGCGACTCGGGAGCGATTGTAGCCTTATCCATAAACTCATCAGTAACTGTTGCGATGAACAGACTGTCGGGATTATAGAGAACAGGCATGAACAAACCGCTTGCCTTAGTCCACAGAACAGCAGGGTCTTTCTCCATCCACTGCATGATGTAAACGTAAGGTGAAATACCTGAACCGCTTACATTGTAGAATGCTCCAGCGTCTGCCTCAGGAGAATCTCCCCAAAGACCTGTACCAAGCTTTCCGCCAGGATTTGTAGCGAAGAATGTTACCTTGTTCTGAGGGTAATATCTCTTCTGAGCAACTACGGGTCTACCCTCTTCATTGATTGATGAAGATGCTCCGTATGTCAAATCATTTGTGATAACAGTATTGATACCAAACTCATCTGACAGGTAGTTCTCAAGAGCACTTGCTGTCAACTGAGCACCAGCACCTATGTTACCATTGATTGTTGTCTGAAGATACTTATTGCTACGCATCTTAGCAATGTTCTTCTTAGATGTCATCATACCATTGATTGTTACACCATTGTCAAGTGCTTCATCAATGATAGCCTGAATCTGTGAAGCGATATCTGCTTCAGGTGAAAGGTCAAGTGTATAAGCAGTTCTGCTTGCCTTTACGCCATAGTCAACAGTGAGTGCAAGGTTGTTCTCTGTGATAGTAACCTTACCTGTTGCCATGAGTTCGTTCTTAGCAACTTTTGTACGAGTGATAACTTGGTCTGCAAGTCTGATTCCGTCCTGAAGAACGTAATCGTATAATGCTGAATCACCCTGTACTCCTGCTCTTGTAAGAGCACGTAATCTCTCAGACTGATTTATCTTAACCTTTATGAGTCCTTTTTCGATATTATGTGTATCAATCGGTACTCTAAAAGTCTTCTGAGCCTCTGTATCAAATCCATGGAACTGAGCCATAACAGGAATAGAATATTCTGCCGCAATGCTCTCCCACTTTGCTACGAGGTTGTCTGTCTTATCATCGCCAAAAAGTGAATCAATAGGGTCACTCTGACGAGTAGGAACCTGTGTTCCAACATCAAGCCAATCTTCCTTGGCTACCATACCGTATATATTGTCTTCCCATTTTGTGTTAGGCATATCTTTTTACCTCCTTAGTAAGGTCTTGTAACAGCAGGAGCTGTCGCAATAAACTTGAATCCCTTTGCTGCGAGTGCGGTCTTAGCTGCGTCTACGAGAGTAACAGGAAGTCTGTCCTCATAAACTTCAGCATTTGCTGTAACCACAGAACCTGGCATGTTGCCAACTGTTACATCAACATCTTCATAAAGAAGACCAATGCAATTACCATCGTTGCTCGGATAAGGTGTACCCATCTTCACATACTTAGTTGTACCTACTTCTGTTGCACCTGACTGTGCAATCTCTCTTGTCTCTCTAACTACATTTTCATCGCTGAATGCGAGGAAATAGCCAGGAGCGTATGTTGTACCTTTATTTACATCTCCTATGAATGCCATAGTCTTAATCCTCCTTCTTTAACGGATTTCCATAATGTTCATTTCTGTATTGTGCAACTAACTCTGATGCACGGCTAGGCTTCTTTGCATCACTACCACCATCGTTCTGAGGCGGTCTACTTACATCTGCACCCTTCTCATGAGTAATAGCAATAAAATCTGCCCATTCCTTTTTTACATTCTCTTCAATGTTGTCAGCATCCTTGATGTTTCCATCTGCATCAAGTTCCATTTTATCCACGTCGGAAACCTTGATGATACTATCAATACGCTTTTCAGAAACTCCCGCTTTGATGAGTAATTTTCTGTACGCTGAATCCTTCTTTGCACGGACTTCTTTTGCTTCCGTATCGGACTTGTAAGAATCGTACTCAGATTTCAAATCATTGTACTTTTTCTCCCAGTCGCCTGTCTTGATTTTCTCCAGTTCATCTTTCACAGTTTTTAGCTCTGCATCAGAATCCTTAAGAGATTCAAGTTCCTTCTTATACTGGTCACGCTCATCCTTAATTGCTCCTAAGGTTTCTGTGTGAGCAGTAATAATCTCATCAATCTTTTCCGCAGGGATATCCATAGCCTGCAACATTTTTCTTGTAAGTGCCATTTTCGCTCCTTTTCTTCGGTAAACAGTTTGTCGTTTATTCGCTATTCAGAACATAGCGTTTACTTTCGCAATGGTTCTGACAATTCTATTCTATCAAATTTTTATTCTATGTCAACTTTTTTTATGTAGGATTGATGTACGATGTTACATTTTGCCCTGAAATAAACTTTTACCTAAGGAATATATTTTTTTCAGATACTTTTTTATTTTACCCTAAAATGCTACATTAAAAAAAATTAAAAAAATATATAATTATATTATATAACCCCTTGAAAATACTGGTTTTTTTCAAAATGATTATGATATTTTTTGATAAAAAATCCTACACAATCCTACACATATCCATCAAGAGCAGACCTCAGAAGTTCCATGTAATGTTCAACATGATTTGCCGCCGCATCTCTCAGAAAATGTTTTTTACCTACTTTATGAGAATAGTCTCCATATTCAACATACACGGCGTATTTGACATTCGTACCAATATACACTTTATAATCTTCAGGACTTCCTTTTGGAGCATCGCCACCGCCATGTTCATTTTTGGTCGCCCAAGCAAGACTGTTTTTTAATCTACTGGTATCTACTGGACAATCTTTTACAGCGTAGTTCATAGCCTCAACGCCAATCGCCTTTAATGCAAGCATTACACGAGAATCCAACTCTTTTAACACCTCTTCAGAATAGTCTTCAATTCTTATTCCTTTTATCTGAGCCATATCATCACCTTCCTCTTATGTATACAGGAATTTTTTCAATACCTAATAACTCGGCAGCCATAGCACGATGTCTTCCTTCTTGAGCCTTGTTTTCATAGTTTAAATATCCCATATCAAATTTCACTCCTTCAGACATCTGCTCTGCGTATTTTAATACAGAACTTGCTTCAGCGCCAAGAACGGTGCTCTCGTAAGTAGTATTGAAAATATCGTACGCACATCTGTCAAGATATTCTCTCGGAGTCATTTCAGCAATGTATCCTATTCCATTCTTAAGGTCTTCATCGTATTGTCCTATTCTCATGTTAGTTGAAAATCCTAAAAATGAATTTTCATTACTTTTTTGAGGTTTGCTTGAATCCCATTCTTTTGCCTGAATAATATAATTCTTGTTGTCTATTTTTTCAATGTAATCATTATTCTTGCTTATTATTCCAGTCAATCCTTTATTCTCTTTCCATAACTCATCAATCTTCTTTTCTAATGCTTTAGATTCATCAGATTGAATCATAGGTTTCTCACCCATAATTGATTTGAGTAAATCTTCTGCATCCCATTCAGATTTAGGTTTAGGAACTGACTCAAGTTTGCTTAATTCATCTTCTAATTCATTGATTTCATTTATTACAGAAGACCGCCTATTTCCAGCTTCAAGGCTTTCCTCAAATATCTTCTTATATTTAGGATTATTTACATAACTATCGTCATCTATAAATCTATCCATAACATCAGACTCAGACAAGCCTTTTACATTCCTATTATAGAACGATTTTAGTGCTACGCCTTCTTTTGTTATTCTGTTTCTCAATGCTTCCATTTGACTTTCATGGGTCGTAGTATCTCTCGTATAATTTACCCTTGAAACGGAGCCGTCACCACGCTTAAATCCCAGTATATGTCCGCCCATAGCACACCTACACATCCATACCTCTTCCGCAGGGCCATGACCATCGCCAGGGAACATGCATCCATTAGAGAACGTCTTATCAACATCTTGTTCTTCTCCGTCAATATCAACATGAGAAGGTCTTGTCCTATCGTCAGGCGTTGATTCCCATTCTTTCTTCATAACTACACCTTGTTTTACGAGACTTTTATAGCTGTCAAGTCTACCGTGATTTTCAGCAGATGTAACCATAGTGCGAGCATTACGAATGGCAGAATCCTTGTTCTTTTTGATAATGCCTTTTATCTCTTTTTCAGTCTTTCCAGTGAGGTCTTCTTTTGACATTATCTCAGGAAAAATAGACTTAGAAATATCTCTCATGCTGTCTCCGTTTTCCAAGCCTTTTAAGACCATAGATGTCATCTGTTTTGTATTCCATTGCTGGTCTTTTGGAATAGCTAATTGCTTGCGAGGAAGTTCTATGTCTCCGTCACGGCGTAAGCGGTCAACTACATCCTTGTTTATTACATTGAATGTGATTTTATCTTCATCAGTTTTGTATACTGGTTTAGCCATTTACTTTTATCCCTACTTTCTTACAATCTTCTGAAATCTGATTGTAATTTATAGCATATATTTCACTCATTTCAGCGTTTACTAAGTTAAGAGCTTTCTGATTAACCTTTGAAAGGATTTGAGTTATCTCTTTTACGATGTCTTTATACTGTTCATTGTTTATCGTAAGGTCTTTTGCTTGTCTGATATATTCTTTTTTCAAATCCTTTTTGATTTTCATATCGGTTTCGTTCACATAAGCATCGTAAGCTTTTTTAGTCTGATTGTATACATAATCCATATATCGTGAATATTTCTTCTGTATACGCCGAAGCGAAGGGTCAGACGTATAAACCGCCTCAACTCTTCGCTCCAAATCATTAAGCATCTTATCAGTCGTTTTCCTTGCCTTGTCCATCAACTAACTCCTTGATTTTCTGATACTCTTTTTCATCCATTCCATCAATCATTGAAGTTATCAATTCATCTCTCTGCATCTCAGCCCAATCCTCTATAGCAACTATCGCTATATCCACCTTGTTATCTTTGATGACTGCTTTTTTATCATCAAGCAATTCTTTAAGGTCGGGATAGACTTCAAGATTATTGAAAAGGTTTATAATCTGACTTACCGCCCAATCGTATCCTGCTACGAACGCCTTGTCATTCTTTCCTAAGTATTTCTCATTGTAATACTCATCTGTTCTGCAATCTGGGATTCTACTCATTTTTTCTTACCTCCATTTTTCATACCTTTGATTTTGTTATACGCTTCATCTTTTCTCACATCGTAATCCTCACGTTCCTGAGAACGCTGAGCCTTAGTATCTTCTGTGAGAGCACTCTTGTTAGAACGTAACTCTTCACGGACTTCAGAAATCATATCTTTGATACGTTCTTTCCATTCCGCTTTTTGTTCTTTTGACATATCCTTTAATCTGCCACGCAATTCAGAAATCATTTCCTTTGCCTGAGCAGATAATTCCTGTCTTCTTGCCTTAGAATTATCAGTAATGTTTTGATTGATTCCTTTATGCTCTACTCTCAACTGTTCTTTAGCATAATCCCACTGTTCTTTCTGTGTTTGAGAGAAGCCTTTCGTAGAGCGTTTTCCTTTATTGCCCTTGCCTTTCAGTTTTCTATGTTGCATGTAATATTCATGAGCTTTAACAGGGTCATAATTAACTGCCATATCGCACCTCCTACAATTGTGCTACAAGAGATTCAAGTTCATCTATCATACTGTTGAGTTCTTTATCGTCATCGTCGTCATCATCCTCTTCTCCGAGTACAATCTTACGAGCGTCACTCTTACTAATTCCGATTGCCGTTGAAATCATATTGATAGCCTGTTGCTCTGTAAGGCCACCGCTTGCGAACTTATCCATAATCAAGATGAGGCTCTGTGTCTGTGCTCCGTTAAGAGCCTTGCCCTTCATATCTTCAGCCATGTCAACAACTTCGCCATCAGTCATGCTATCATAACCATTTCCATAATCCTCGTCTTCTTCATAACGAGCCATCTCCTCAGCATCTTTACGTTCAAGAATTTCATCAACTTCATCAATGTTAAGAAATGGAAGATGTTTGAGCATGCTTTCATCATCAAGGTATTCTCCAGTAGAGAGAACCATATTTGTAACCTCAGGCTGATTTGTGGTCTTCCTTCTATGATATGTAGGTGAATCTTCAACTCCAGCGAGTTTCAAAATAGAGTCTATTGCTTCAGTAACGCAATATTCATAACCATCACATTTCAACTCAAGATTTTCGTATGCTGATTCTATGGCTGTAGCAGTAACGTTTCCTCCAGCAGATATCTTATCTGTATCAAGAGCCATAGCATCACGATATAAACTGTCACGTAAATCGGACAATGCAGCCTGTCTTGCTTGATACGGCAATTCTATTGTATGTGCTTCAGCTTTTGCGGCATCATCTTCTACTACTGCTGCCTTTACTCTCTTTATTTGGTCCATGAATTTCTTTAAGTCAACTTCATCCATTCCACCCGCATTTTGAATTATCCAATAAATCTGTGAAGCATCATCAAGGTCATTCGCAAAACCACTCTGAATGAGGTCGTATCCATCAATCTTTTCTCTGAGTCCTGTTAGCTCAGATTGATGTTCCATATTAGCCCATAAAGGAACGATAGGGAATGAAGGATAATTCTTTCCATCAAGGATTTCTGTTCCATCTGCTTCAGACACGGATACTATCTGCTTGTACGCTTGTTTGTCTTTGAGAATTCTTCCTTTTAGCTTAGTAACATTTCCTGCCGCATCTGTTTCTTTATCATCCCAAATGAACTCAGTGTATCCATCTTCTTCATAGAGAGTTGCTCTGAGCGGTCTCTGAGAATCTATCTGCCAAAAACGAATTCCAGCATGTAAAGCACCGTCTTCTTCTCCTATCAATGGAACGAATTCCGTTACCTTGAATACATCTATATGGTCGAGGTTAAAGAACAAGAATGATACTGCTCCCCACAAGGCATATTCTCCAGCAAAATACAACTGCTTATCAAACTTATTTCCGCCTAATACTTCTTTAGTTTCATCTTCGTTAAACGTGACGCCATTGCCTAACAAGAAAGCGTTTTCCTGTTTAACAAAAATCGGAAAGAACGCATTGGTAAATTTATAGTTTGCAGAGTAGTTATCAGGGACAGCTTCTCCTGAAAGTGTATAAAGCAATTTCTGATATTTTGTGATAGTTACATTACGCTTTTTGAAATACTCATAAGCGGTAACCGCCTCTTGATATAATGGTGTCCTTTTGTGAGATGCAATCGCATCTAAAATAAAATCAAAAAGATTATCATTATTATCATTTTCCTTTTGAGTTACTTCTAATAAATCCTCATAGAATTTCATTTACAGAACCTCCGTTAATCTTCATACTCCATAATTTCATTTACTATGTTTTTCCGTCCTTCTCTTTTAGCGATTCTTGGATACATAATTCTTGCTAAACATGAACAGCTATCAGGAGCATCATCGTGTTCAGCGTCTTCAGTATAATCGCATATCTGTTCAATGTATTCAGGGTCAGTTCCTTCAACAAACATGACATTGGCCCAAATAGCTTTTAGGTAGGTTGAAATCTTGATATGCTTATTCATACTCTCATCATAATTTACAGTACGAATTCCAATGTTCCTTAAATCTCTACTCACCATTCCCTTATCTGCATTTTTCTCGATATACATTTTACCACAAGCAAAGTTCGTATACAAATTCAAGATTTCACTGTAACAATCTTCTACATGTTTACGCCATATTCTACCATACACATAATACGTTCCATTCTCATAAGTCATAATCGTAAACGCCGTGTAATCTTCTCCATAGAACGCTGAGTCAAGATGACATAATCCATTGCGAACGAATGTTGCATCTCCATCCTGTTTTGGCTCTCCGAATAGTACGTTATCATCAGCTATGTGTTTCAGTTCATAATTGGCCGCAAACAATGACGGCGACATATGTATTTTGAGTTCTTCTATTTGTTCGTTTGATATCAGTCCTGTACTGTAACAATCAAACTTCACAGGATTAGGCATCAGAGTAAACGCATCGTCTTTATGCCATGGTGTTCCTGTATTAATGAAGCGACCATTTCTATTCTTGATATTCTGTAATTCTTGATAGGCCAGCTTGGTCTTATTTCTCTCCGCAGAGGAGATTCGGTCTTTTACGTTGACAATATCATCAGTCACAACGATGTCTGCGTGTTTACCCGTAATAGACGTTCCTATACCTAATCCAACTATCTGAGATTGACCTTTAATTGTTGTTGCAAGATTTGTACTTATCTCAGAGTTTTTATCTACCGTCAGAATCAAATCAGTTCCGTATAACGCTCTTACAATTGCTTGCATACAACCTGAATGAAGTATGTTACTTGTCTGTCGCATTATCTCGTTTACATCAGAACTGGTTTTACGAAAAAACAAGATAGTTTCATTTGGATAGATAATAGAATTCAACGAAAAAAATAACGAAAGGGTAGTCGTCTTAAAACTACCCCTGTGTCCTTGTAATGTTTGGTCTTCTTTGGAATATAAGAAACTACGGAGCCAGTCATTATGCATGTCTGTAAGGTCTTTAAATCCAACCCAATGTCCTACCTCTATTGGTCGCTCTCGTAATGTAGTAATTACTTTCTGTTTAGTTATCATATCATAACCTCAAGTTACAACAATCATTCGGATTGGGATTGAAATGATTTTTCCAAAAGTAGTAAGCCTTAGTTTCATCTTCACATACGCTTATCTCCTTGAAGCCTTTTATGCTTTTTATGTATGCCAACTTTCTTTCCAGTGGCATATGCCAGTAACCGCCTGAATTCAAGGTGTATTCCGACATATCTATCTTAAACCATTTCTTAATCCAAGAATTCACTCTAAGAAATTCAACGATTGCTTTATCTATTCCCAACTCAGGAAGTTTTGAAACATCCATAAACTGAGGAATGAATGGACTGATTCGCATTGCAACATCAAATCCATTGTCCTGTAATTTTTTTATAGCTTTTATTCTCTCACTTGGCAAGCTTGCTTTTTCGTAAGCCGTAGCAATCTTATCATTAAGAGTAGTTACGGTAATCTGAATGTGAGCCAAATCCTTATCAAGAATTTCAATGTATTCATCATCAGCGATTATAGCAGACTTCGTAACAATCAGATATCCTATTCCCGCTTCATTCAATGCTTTAATTGTATCATAACTGATTCGCTTCACTTTCTCTAGTGGCTGAAAACAATCAGTCATTCCACCAAGACGGATTATCATATCCTTATTGAGTGTTTTTATTGCCTTGCGTATCTCATGAATACTCGCAGGAGTAGGATTTTTGGCATCCCATAATTTGCGAAATTTCAATAATGATTTTGCGTAACAATATTTGCAATCATGTTGACATCCGCAACCATAAGTATCAAGCCGAGTCGAATAATGACACTTACGCCCCTCATTGCCTTCAACTGTTTTTAAAAAGCTTTTGAATTCTTCATTCATCTTTGCTATCCTCAGTTGATACAGCGTATGTTATTTCAGCTCCGCACTTACTACAATGAAGTGCATGAATAATTCCTTCACCATCGTATCCATAATCGCTGAATTCATAATCACAATCCCATATAACGGACTTATTTCCGCAGTGAAAACATTCGCCCATAATCTCTACCTCTTAGCAATCAATTTTGCACTTGTCAAAATACTTTTCCATCTCTTTCAAAGTCTCGTCGTTTTGCATAGCAACGGCAACTTCCTGTTTATCAGTTTGACCGAGATACTGTTTGCCAAGCCATATAGCCATAGTAGCGTTATGCTCAGCCATTCGCATCTGATATCGACGTAAACTGATTTTACCGCCGACAGAATACTTTTTATATGCCTCCGCAAAACTCATTTTCAATTCTCTTTGACACCATCTTTCAATAGTATCAACAGAGCACTTGAACCAACAAGCAATCTCTTCTTCTGTGCACATTATAGCACATAACCCTTTGAATTGCTCAAAATCAATTTCAATCCTTGGTCTTGCCATATCAAACCCTCATTTCTTTTATCTCTTTACGGTCCATATGTTTGCATTGCTCAAAAGTAACATCTTCATTGTATTTATAAACGATATCTCCGTTCTCGTCATATCCGTCTGGTTTCAAAACCTTTTCGAAAAGTTTGTAAGGACTCTGACCCATGTTTGGACTATTCCAAAGATAATGCAAATAATCCTTCATCGTCATTCCAGCATACTTGGCCCTACTCTCACAAGAACATGTATTAAATCCTTCTGCTCTATTCCACTGAAAATCAAGATAGTACATATCTTTTTCAATATCGCTCCAGTGAACTTCTCCTGTCTTTTTCGCTATCTGAAGTGCACCGCTAAAATTGCCTCTTGAATAATCCCAACTTTGAGGAAGAGCACAGCAACAAGCGTTGTCACTCACCTCTTTGAAATGAGCATCTGAAACGTAAAATCTCATACCTAAATCATGGCATAAGTTACGCATGTTTTGAACATACTTTTCTTTTACTTTTCTGTTGAGTCGAAGATAGCCTTGGCCTACACTATATTTCTTGTAAAAATCAACGATATCAAATCCGCAACATTCACTCAGAACTCTGTAATGTTCCTTAGCGATATTTACACTACGAACTTCAAGGCAAAAGAACTCAGTTGTAACGGCACTTGCCCCTGCCTCTTTTGCTTGTCTTATCAGGTCCAAATAAGTCTTATCAGATACACCTAAGATGAAAGGTCTTAATCTCAAAGTAGTTCCGCCGTTACTGAGTTTATTATACTCACGCATCGCATCCAATCTCTCTTGAGGAGTTGGCACGCCTACCTCTATCCTACTGGCATCTTTTTCATCCAATGTAATGATACTAAATTTCACATTCCAATTGTCTGCTCCTTTGAATAATTCACGATACTTTTCATCATGGAAAACCCAAGCAGACTTAGTGCTGAAACATATGGGATAATTTATCTCACGAAGATACTTTAAAATTTCATAAGTAACTCCATACTGCTTTTCAAATCCATCAAACTGGTCTGATAGACCTCCCCACTGAATAGGACGTTTCGTTTTGATGTATTGATAGAACTGACTGTTTTTATTTTCACCGCTGAAAATCTTTTTTATCCTTTCAGGATTTACAGCCTTTACGTTCTTGTTGAAATAATTTTTTGATGTATCTCCAATGCCACGTTGATACTGTGAGAAACAATATATGCAACCGAAAGAACAATTGCTGTATGTATCAAAAGTAAGTGGCAAAGTACAATCCGCAATCTCACCAGTCCATCTCGGTGAGTCATACGAATATTTGATATCGTTCGACTTCATTTATTACATCCTCCATTATAGCATTTTCAATGCTGAATATTTTCTATCTTTCAGAATTACACGTACTTCGTTTTTCTTTGTATTATGTCTTCCAAAAATAGCAGGATACATCGTGCATAATCTCAGAACGGCTTTCTCGTTCTCGTTTGTTTTCCATACATCATTTGCACCGCCTTTATTTGTTCTATGTTTTGCCTTGAAAGCAAAATTATTGAATCTGAATATTCTGCCTCCCTGATTAAGAATTCTACCGCATAATTCTATATCTTCTTTTGCGATAAACGATTCATCAAAACGCAAATCAAAACCTTTTGGAAAACCGATTATTGTATTGACGGTAACTCTTCCAGAAGTATTATCGCTCATAAAGAAATCATTGTATACAGGATATAGGCCAAACAAAAATCCATGATTCTCTCTCACATAATCAAACATCTTTTCAATAATCGCAATATCTTTGATTTCATCAAGGTCTTTTCCATCTGAAGATAAGACTGAAATTGCACTGACATCATCATCCATCATCAAGATATTTTCTTTACCTGAAAAGTAATTAAGGATATTGTTTCTTGACTTTGAAATAGAATTAGATTCCATGTAGATAACATTGCACTTATCAGAATACAATTCTTTGTACTTTTCAAAATCTTCTTCAGTTTGAGTAAAGATAAAAATGTTATCTTTATCTACACCCAAATCAGTCATGTACTTCAGTGTTATCTGCTCGTCCGCTCTCTTGTAAGAGGGAATCGCCACAACAAACTTCGCCATATTCTATCTTCCTTATCCTTTCTCTTAATTCAGAACTACTCAAACCATGATTTCTCTTGTTGTAGATGATTTTTATTCCTAACTTTTCACAAGTCGCTTTGCCTGTAAAATCTTTTCCGAGATAATCCTCACCTACAAACCGAACATCTATCGGAAGTGATTTGATTGCTAAATCCAAATCAGCTTCTCCATCAAGAGGAACGACTTCATCAACGTCTTTATTTCCTGCGATTTGAACATACCTTTCAAATACCGATTGTACTGGTTTATTTTTCTCAGGTCTGTCTTTTGTAGGGTCGTTGATTAACCCGACATATAAGAAGTCGCAATACCGCTTACACTCAGCGAGCATAAGAGTATGACCAGCATGTAAAAAGTCTCCCACAACAGAAGTGAATCCTATTATCATAATTCGCTCTCCAGTCTTTTTGCTTTTTCAATAATCAGATATTTCTTTTTCATATCTTTTTCGTATTTCAATAATCTAATCCAGTGAGTTGCTTCAAGAGCCGTAACAACAGAAGTCAGATTATTGTTTTCAAGAATTTTATCAAAATGGTTACGAGCATCATTTTCAATCCTCAAATCATTATTCAAAAATTCTTCTCCGCCGTTAAGACTGAACTTCAGTTTTGCGAGGTCCAACAGATAAGAAGAATACTTCTTATTCTGATTAGGGTCAATCAGATAAAGAATTCCATCTCTGACAAGACAATTAGAGATAGAAAAATCTCCATGAGAAAAAGAAGCATTTGCCCTAAAGAACTCTTTCTTTGATTTCAGAAATCTTTTCAGATTATCAAAATCATAATGATTATCTACGCTGTCAAGATGCTCATTTACCCTGTCTATCAAATCATCTATATCAAACTTGCTGTCATCTCTTATCTGCTTGAACCAAAAGATATTGGAGAGTATCTTATTCAGAGTAGTTACATCAAATACTTTTATCTTTCCGTTGATGTATTCCATTTCTATGTTATCCAGTACGACAGAGTATACACGAGGAACATTTACACCGTAACTGGCCGCAGATTCATACCAATCAAATTGCTCCCAAGAATTCTTGCACTTTTTGTTTACGACATCTCCGCACATAAAGACTTCAGAACCACTCTTGCCGTGCATCTTTTCAATCTTCATATCATAAAAATCCTTCAGAGAAACTCCCTTATCGTCTACATACAAATCTCCGAGCGGTTTTCCGAAAATCAATTCATCGAACGGAACATTATTTTCAAGAAGCCAAGCGACAATCTTATCATGATATTTTTCTCTTATGAGTTCAATATCTCCATGACAGGAATTCTGACCTCGTGCCGTATAGATTATGATACGAACTCCCATCTGTTTTAATGCTCTGATTTTTTCAACAGTCTCTCGTACTGGCAGAGCATTATCAAAGTCTCTTTTCTTATGAACGCATATCGTATCATCAAGGTCAAAAACTACCTTCATTACTCACCTCTTAAAGCCATGATGTCTTTGTAGTCATATACAACTTTTTGTATTTCAGGAATACCGAGAAGCTTAGCAACCTTTTCCTTCTCGTCTTTCGTAAAGGATATGATAACTCTCTGCTTGATAAGAAAGTCTTTTTCACCTTCCATATACTTCTTCATATCTTCAGAATCTTCATCGTATGAATCAGGTTCAAAATCTCCTGTCAAAATCTCAAGTTCAAAATCTCCGAAGCCAAAATCAGTCATATCAATCGCTTCAGAAATTGCTTTTAATTCTTCTCCGAGTGCATCGTTATCCCAAACCGCTTTTTCAGAGAGTTTGTTATCGGCAATTCTCAACGCTTTTATCTGCTCTTCCGTCAGGTCGCTAACACGTACACATGGCACTTCCTCAAGACCCATCTTCTCTGCGGCGGCAAGTCTACCATGACCAATGATAACGACATTGTTTTCGTCAATTACGAGGTTCTGCCTGAAGCCAAACTCTTTAATACTGTTCATAATCTGCTCAATCTGTTCCTCGTCGTGCTTTTTTACATTGTTTTCGTAGGGTTTTAGGTCGGAAACCTTTAGAAATTCGATGTTATACTGCATTTTTTGCCTCCTTTTAGGTGTTTTTCTTAGATTATACCGAGGGGAAACCATTAGTGTCAAGTCTAAAATGCTCTTTAAACATCCAATTCGGTCTGAATTAGCGATTTTAATCCTACGAGCGTAAACTTTTACGCTGAATACATTAAATCTCCAAATTTCCCAAAATTCGTATTTAAAAGAGCGTATGCAATAAAAAAACACGCCTTCAGGCTCTGTTTAGAGTCCAAAAGCGTGTTTTATGTATTCCGAGGCAACCTTTTACGCCTAAAAGCCTTTGCTGGCCCAAATCGGCTATTCAGACAATTCGAGAGGTGAATTATCCTCGCCAGTGTCAAGGAAGCTAAAGAGGTTCAGTTCCTTACACGAATGGCACTTAATTTCAATCTTTGAAGATGTACCGCTACCCGACCCAGTAACGATTCCTAACTTATGTCCACACTTACCACATCTTATCCAATTATCTCTTCCCAGTTTCGCTGTCGTCATATTAAAAGCCTCCTTATCTAAACCCTGAATGAAAAATCCATAATCTTCCGCCCAACATTTGAATACATCTTCGGCGGTGAGCCAACCCTTAACGACTTCTGAATCTTCTTCAATCAATCCCATCTGTTCAAGCAAGCCTTCATCTCCGCCATATGAGAATCTTGAAATCACTACATCTGATTTTCTATCCTCAACGCTAGGATAAATTATCTGAAGTCCGTGAGCGAATGTTCCTCTCAACATCTCGCCTTCTTCAAAAGGAATATTGTATCGTTCCAGCAGAGTTCTAAGCTTGTAGAACTCCGCCGTATTCAATCTCTTTCTATTTATCATTTGCCAGTACCTCCATCACATGATTCTTATCGCCTAAATACTTTCCAGCACTCATGTAGATTGCATTGTCACCGAATGCCTGTTTTGCGAATTCCTTAAGTTCTGTATCTGATAATTCGTATCCCATTCCTCTTCCGTATGCACATCTGTATGTAGCGACAGGGCATTTACCGTACCAGTCAAAACCAATTACTCTGAAGAAAGCGGGATGTGTAAGAGGGAAACTGATTCTCTTCAAATCCAACGGCTTGTCGCTTGACTTAACCTTGATACAAAGAACGTCTGCGTCAGAACTCTCTGAGTAACTCTGAACGGCGTAAAGGTTGAATCTGTAACCCTGATTTTCAAGTTCCTTGATTGCTCCAAGAATCATCTGTCCATTCTCTATTATCGTTTCAGTTGATGTGCTACAGTTTACTGTCATGTCATAGTATACATCAATCACTTTGCACTTGATAGGCTTCATCGTCATGTTTATCATGCTGTTCGGAACGCCTTTGAGGGCGAGCGGTACGACAGGAGCAAATCCTGCGATATTATTCTGGAATGATATTCTCTTTCCGTTTCCCGAACTCTTAAACTTCACATTCTTGAAGGCGTCTACCGTAGGCTGATAACCAGTCCTCAAAAGTTCAAGTGCTTCTTCGTATGTCTTAACGCCGTGCCAATCTTCCTTAACGCTCTCCTTTGAGTAATCATGGAAACTACTGCTGGTATTCTTTCTTGTCTTACAATCGTCAACTACTTCCTGTGCTGAGTTGTAGAACTCGATATTTGCTTTAAACTTCTTGCCTGTTGAAAATACAAACTTCTTACTCTTTATAACGCTCATCTCATTTACCTCCTCGGGTTATTATCAAAACCATTACGCTACCAGTTCCATCAATGCTGTCTTAAACTTGCTGTCATGAAGTTCGTTACATATGATGTTGATGTCGTCTTTCTCAAGACCCTTTACCAAACAAGTGCTGAGTGCTTCACTGAGGCTAAGTAACTGAGTCATCTTTGCCAGTCTGCTTATTGCTCTGTAAGAAACAACTACCTGTATTCCAGCCTTCTTGCTTGCGTTCCTGAACTCTCTACAGAAGTCAGCCAGTTCAATATCCATTGCCATTCCGTTTTCAACTTCTACTGAGTAATCAATCGGTACTACTGCGAATCTGTCAAGGCTTGCTGCGTCAAGTTGATTTCTTCCAACATATTCATAATCTGCTCCGTGACCAGTTGTATTTCCAGCAGCGATTACTCTGAAGTCGGGATGTGCTTCCACGTAACCGATAGGAGCGGGAAAATCGAAGTATCTGTTTGCGATTGCCGCATTCAGGATAACCAGTACCTCAGGGATTGATGCATCCATCTCATCAAGCATGAATAATCCGCCTTCTGTAAAAGCCTTGTAGAACTGAGTCGGCTGATAGTTACCCATCGCATCTGTAAAGCCTGTCAGCTTATACTCCTGAGTAACGGCGTTTGTGAAGTAGAAGTTAAGTCCGAGTGCTTCTGCTACCTGTTTGCAAAGATGATTCTTTCCTGAACCAGCAGGACCTGTTAAGAAGACGGGTTCATCGTTTGCTACGAATTTGAGTACTGTATCAAACTTCTCATGAACGAATCCCTTCAGGTCTTTCTTCTCGCCGTCAATGATTGTAACAATCTTACGCTCTATTGTGCCGTACTCTTCCTTGATGAAGTTCTGAAGTATCTGAGTGCATTCGCTCTTGAGTTCATTCTCTATTGTAGGGATGCTCTGCTTCTTGATAACTTCCAGTAAAGCCTGACCGAGAATATCAAGACTACTTGAAACCGCCTTCTCTGTAGGAGCCTCTGTAGGCTGAGTCTCTGCCTCAGGAGTAGCAACTTCAAGTTCTATCTCGTAGAAGCGAGAAGAACAGCACTTGCAGAAACCTTCTCTACTGCTTGCTATGTCAGGGTTCTCTGAAACGTACTTTTTGATGTGTGCTCTTACTTGGTCAACGCTCTCATACTTAGAAATGAGTTTGAACATCTTATCCTGATTGTTCGGAATGTCACTCTGTATTCTTGCTCCAGCCTGTACGTTGTAAAACTTAATCATCATTGCTTCGAGTTCTGTATTTCTTTCTTTCATCATTTCTTTGTCCTCCTAGGAATCTTTTTCAAAAATTTGTTTGTTAGTTTCGTTTCCCCTTTTTCGGTGTTGCTTTTTATCCTCCTTTCTCGGCTGTAGGGGTCAGCCGTTTTTTCTTGGCGTTTTTTATTTTATGATACGCTTTTTTTTTAAAAAAAGCAAATTTTTTTGATTTTTTTTGATGTTTTTTTAGTCCCTTTTGGCGTTTTTAGCGGTTTTACGGGACTTTCTCGTCATGAAAAAAAGCAGGAATTTTTACAAATCCCCGCCTTTTTCATACCTTTTTCTCAGCTTTCCTCGGATTTTCTCCCTTCACAAGGCAATACAGGGCAATCTATTCCATAACATTCAAAGACGCCACATATACCTTCATTTTTATCATAATGGTTACAAGTTTTACATTCATCATAATCATCCATTTTGAAAATCCTCAATTCTATATTGTATCTGTTGCTTTGGCATAAACTCTTTTGCGTAATCGGTTAGCTTAATCTTAGTGTAGTAGACTCCTTTTCCGTTACGACCCTTTTCAGGAATCTTTTTTACAATCTCCATACCGAATCTTTTTGCTGACATCTCCCACTCGTTATTCTGCTTAGCCCACTTGCTATAAACGGCAAACAAATCAGATGCCATAATCTTCTCATCGGTATCATAATCAATCATTACACACTGCTCAACAAATCCAGCAATCAAATCCATCTCTTGTTTGTAATCTTTCGTTGCTTCAATTACTCGTTGAGGTTCTTCTAAACCATCTCTGTGCCACTTCATACAACCCTCAACCGCCCATGCTAATATCTGAGGAAACTCTTGTCTGAGTTTATACTTCAAATTCTTATCAACTTTTTCTTTCGGTATATTAACTTCAAACGGAAGTAATTTTATTCTTCTCCAAATACCTACATCGGTTCCACGTACAGTCGGTTTATGATTTGTAGCAATCCATATTTTGAATTCAGGTGTGTACTCAAATTCATCTCCGTATAAGAACCTACATGTAACTTTACTTCCGCCCGTCAATTGTTTCAACAAGCCTTCATTCAAACGTACACCTTCAGTTGGCTCTTCACACGTTACAAATCTTGCTGACTTCAATCTTGCAATATCACTGTTTGCTCCACCGCCTAAACTACCTACACGGCTCTGTAGCATCAACGTATCAGGTTGAGCGTTGCTTGCATAGTCTCCCAGCATGTCCGCAATCGTATCAAGGAATGTTGACTTACCATTGTTACCCATGCCATATAAAAAGTACGCACATTGCTCTTTATTACTTCCTGAGATTGAATATCCGATAGAGCGTTGAATGTAATCTTGCATCTCTTTATTTCCACCCGTAATCTCATCAAGGAATTGTAACCATCTTTTTGGCTTACGTTTCTTTGCATCATATTCACAGTTGGTTATCTTAGATAACATCCACGTACTATCATGAGGCATGAGTTCACCATTTTTCAAATTGACTATTCCATTCTGAACATTCAAGTAATCAGGGTACGCATCAAAGTCGTCAGGCGATGCAGGAATATCATACAGATGTTGACACTCTTTTATCATTGCTTCTTTTGCCGCACTTCCAGCAGTACGCTTAGCAAACTTTAATGCTTGGTCTTGCAAATCTCCATCAGGGATAAGCCATGCTTCTTTTTTTAAATCCTCGCAGATATAATCAGCAAGCTTTTTTATCTCACCGCATTCATCAAGCGTCCAAACCTTACCAGTCCAAAAATACCATTTCTTTCTATTGTAGGAATACTTCAAAACGCTTCCATACTTATCGTATAGGCGGTGAGCGTTACCTGTGTCGGTGGCGTCATATTGTTTTCTTTCTCCTTCATCTTCTATTACTCCAACTTTTCCGTTCCTAAAAAATGCTATTGCTAAGCTTGTATCATCATTGTACTTTTTCGGTTCATAAACTTCAGAGCATGATGCGCATGCTTTTCCTATTGTAATATTTCCATATGTATCACTTCCACGTTTCGTATCCCACTTCTTACGATACAGTCCTGACGACCTAAATATCCTATCCATCTGAGACTCATTGCGACCAGTCCAAAAAGCCAACTGATTACATAACGCTAAATCCGCTTCAGATTGAGATGGAAACATACCTTGCCACTGGCCAGCATACAACATTGAAAAAAGAGTTCCTGTTTTACATGACCTTGCTTTATCAATTATCTCTGCATCATCAAGGTCTACTATTGTTTGTCTTCTCACCTCAACCTTAGGAACATTATTCGGAAGATACTTACTATGAAGAACCTTTACGCTCTCAGTACAATCTTTTATATCTGTATAAGACGCATTGTAAATGTTACCAGTACAAATGAAGTATCTGCCTTCTGAATACATTTCCACTCCACCTTTACGTCTACTACCTTCAGGAAGTTTTCCTTTACAGATTATGTGAATACCATTTCCGCTTCTACTAATCTCCGTGTACGATTGTAATGTCTCCACAAACTCATCAACAAAATCAAGATTATCCAAACAATGGTCGAGGTCTATTCCGAAGTAAGGCGGTGAGAACATAAAACCTAAACCATCAAACCCAAACTCTTCACACGCTGACATAGCTTGTTCAAAAGTACCCCATGTGTCTTTGTCATTACTTTTTGCGTTACCTCCCGTCAAAGGGTTCTTAGGTATCTTTGCTTCACCTTGCCAACAAACCCAATTCTTTACCTTCTTCAATTCTTTTGGAATGTTTTCTATTTTCGTTTGCATATTATCATAACCCTTTCGTTTGAATTTCATTTTTCTTGTAATAGGCTAAACGCTTCTTGGCCCAACCTTTATACATCCCAAAGTCATCGACAAAATCGATTACTCTTCCTATCGTTTTTCCTTCCGCTTTTCTTCCTACCCTTCCCACTGACTGAATGATTGTAGTTTCATCTTTTTCAGGCGTTGCAAATATTACATACTTAAGATTCGGAACATCTAATCCTTCTTTTGCTAACTGATATGTAGCAAATATGCAATCCAACTCTCCATCGTTTAAAGCCGTCAGTGCTTTCTTTCTTTCCTCCTTTGCTGATTTACTTTGACCTGTTCCTGAAATACAAACTGCGTCACCTATCTGATTGAGTTTATACTCATCACATAATCTCTGAAGATACTCAACTCTATTTGCCAATACTATAATCGGTTCACACTTAGGAATATTTGCGATAGTATTGAATACAACATTAAATCTATTCTTATCCTGAATCATATTATCAACTACCTTGTTGTAATCAATAGTTCCATCTCCCATAAGTACACAATCATAATCAGGGAACCATCCAGTAGGTATCTGTTCCACTTCAATAGGACACGTTGTATCTCTCACTTCCTTTTTACTTACCTCATGGATTATTCCGCCGAGCAAAGCAAACATACTTTTTTCCAACCCGTCTGCTCTCTTTGGTGTAGCGGTTAAACCTATCTTATATCTTGCACAGAGATTTGATATAACTTTATAAAACTGAGTTACCCTCGTAGGACTTCCGCAACAATGTTGACACTCATCAACGATTATGATATCCCATGCATCTTTGTATTGAGATAAATCCAACTTTGCCATTGTCTGAATTGTAGCGAATGTAATTCCACTTCCTATATGAACTTTTCCGCCTGTAATAGTTCCTGCTCCTACATAATCAAAAAGGCTCTCCGCTCTTTTCTTTGATTGATTCAATAAATCCTGTGTATGTGTAAGCCATAAAGCCTTACCGCCTAAATAAGATATGATTTCCAAACCGCTTTGCGTCTTACCACTGCCACATGGCATAACCAGTATTCCATTCTTTTTCTTTAAAGCCTCTTCTACTGCCTTTTTTTGATATGGGTATAGATTTATATTACTTCCATAATGTATTTGTCTCATTGGAGCAAATTCGACGTTCCAAGACACACTACGTACACACATGAGCCATATATTTTGTAAACACCCAAACGGCAACCATAACTCATTACCATTCTTTTCATATAGATGTATCTCTTTTGGAATATTGCCCGTCCATTTACCCATACGTTCCTTTTTGTAGTATTCAGGATTATCAAGAACAAGATTTGTTCTACACCACTTTTCAACAGTAGGAGTCGGGTTCTCAATTCTGATTTTTTCATTCACCCTAATCCTCATCATCGGCATCACTCCCACTACACTCTTCTTTATGCTCGCAGAAATAGCAATCACATTCATTCTGATAGATTCCTGTCTCCCAACATTTTTCATCCGCCTTAAATATTTCAGCACTGTCCATAAATAAACCTCCTATCTTATCACACAACTTACCTACGCACCACATTACATTCATCATTACAAATACTATAGAGACAAAAGCGAGACCTACCATAACGACAAACGATGTTTCAACCAAGAACAGTTTTATTATCCACAATCTTTCTTCCAATGTTTACCGCCTTTCTTTTTATCGTATTTATCTAATGCTTTTATTATCAATTCAATTACGATAAAAATTATCATCACTCCAGTCACTAATGAACCATACATTATTCCAAACTCCATTTATCATCCTCCTTCATTTTGCGGCAACTATCATTAAAGAATTCTTCAAACTGATTATCAGCTTCTTTCTTTTCTTTGCGTTCATAATTCTGTTGCCTGTTTTTGTTTCCAAAAGATATCTTTTCAACGCTCTCAATTCTCAAAGTTTTTATTCTCTTCATAACGCTCATATAATTTGTCTATTGCATGAACACATAATCTTAACTGACACATAGAAAGAGTATCTTCCGCATGAATACAAGTACAACAATCTGCGTCTTCATTATAACCTTTAATTTCTGCTCTAAATTCTTTGACAGGCTTTTCTTTTTCTTCCACAAGCTTTACGATTAGACTTGTAGTCTTTAAAGAATCAACTAAATCGTCAGCAGCTTTTTTATTATCTAAAATTCGATACAATCTAAACTTTTCGCCACGCTTATTTTCTTTTATCATTATTTTGTATTTCATGTTTTACCTTCCGTATCTGCTTCTATGATTGTTGGTTGCATAGATAAAATATGACCAACTGTTGTATTAAGACCTTCTATTTTCCATTCGCTAACACATGGATAGCCGACAATGTTTCGATAAATCAAATCTCCGTGTCCTTTTGGAAGTGGTGTGCCGTTATGTATGGCTTTCCATTCTTCACTAAATATCAATTCACCATTCTTCCAATCTCTTGATTGAATGTCATTGTAGGTTTCTTCGGGTATCTTAATCACTAATTCTATATCTGCCATGTTATTCCTCACTTTCTTGTGAATCATATATCGTTATCCTCGTCTGCCTCGTTGAATATTCGTTCAAAAGTACCCTTGGGTGCGGTTATCTGTGCGTGTATGCCGTTCCATGTTTCGGTTTTCTCACTTTCCTGTGGCTCATATGGTTTAGGTAAAGGCATCCATGCCATAACACATTCGTATTCAAAAAATTCATCACCTAAACAACCCAAAGTATTTAAATCAAATTGTTGCTCCCAATATCCAAACTTTTCACAACCCTCGTCATAATCACCAATAAAGCAATAATAATCCTCATCATCTGTCAATTTGCCCCATAATAGATATGTTCCTTCTTTTTCGGGCAACCTCTCACTAACAGAAATCCACTCTGTCGGTCTTGTTGGTGTGACAGGTGATAACTTTTGCAACCCTTCCCAAAAATTACAAAGAAAATCTGCCTTATCTCTCGTTGTGTGTACCAACTCTTTTGATAATTCATCAACCTCTTGTCTACTCACGGCATCCTCACACGGCTGACTGTCTAATACTTTTTCTATTGCTCTTAATAATTTAAGTATAAATTCCATGTTTATAGGCATATCAGTAGGTTCAACACCTAACCTTTTTGCTATTCTATTAAAATCATTGTAACATTCTTCTATATACTCTTTATATTCTCTTTCTGTCATTCAGTTTCCTCCTTATCGTTGGATTCCCACTTACTGAACACGCATATATAGCAAGGGTATTTATCAGGATTACCATATCCATGTTTACAAGTAACGCAACCCCTCGTAACAGCCATTGGCTCTTCATTATCAGTAGGCTCTGAAGAAACGATATCTTCTATTTCATTCAACCTTCCTTTTATTCTTTCAAAAATTTCATCACCAACTAACTGAGCTATTCCGTTCAGGGCCAAACCTATTCTTAGCTTATCCATTTTATTCATTTTTTTTTCACCTCCTATGAAAATAATTCATCAATTAAATCTGAACATATGTTAGTACAAATCAAAAGTATCGTAGTACACGATTTAGAAAGCGTTTCAACTTCAACTCCTTTGTCAATTCCAAACTGCATAAAATTATCAATATGTTTTGATACGACATCGGAATACTTTTTGACTAAGTCATTTTTTGTAATTGTTATCATAACCTTTTTGTTTGCCATGCTATCCTCCTAACACCATTTATCCTGAATATACCTTTCAGGAATTTCCATATACTCTTTTCCATTTACCGCCCAATATGAAGTCTCTTTTTGACCACGATATATTATTAGGCGTACACCATCTATTATGGCTTCTCCTATTATTTTTGCTGTTCCATTTTTCAGTTGTTTTAATCTTCTTCTCCTCCTACTTATATATGCTGTACTCTTTACAAGGTTATCTGACTTATCTGATATAGGCTCCGTCATAATTGCTTCAGCCTTATCAACTCCTTTAGGCTTTTCGTATAATATACAATACGGATATTCGCACTTTACACATTTAGGTGAATACTGACATCCTTTATCCTCTGAAATTTTACTTATCTCTTTCTTGGCTTTAGCATCAACTTCCTCAATTGGATTCTCTGAGGCACTCAACAGGGTCGAAACCGTACTCACATTCTTCGTCTTTTTTATAATACGCACATCGCTCACACCTTTCTCTTGCATAGTCTTCAGTCAACTCCTTTTCTAATCTCATTCTGTCACGCTCATCTTCTGCTCTACAAATACTTTTATATTCTGACTCGGTTATACCACCACTTTTCCAATCGCTATATGCACTCATAGTTATCACTCCTAATCGCTAAGATATCTCTTACCTCATTTATCGTTCCTATTATACCCTGAAGGTCTGTTACACCCTGACTCTTTGCTAACGCTACATATACCATATCCAACTTACTATTTGCTAATTCATTTCTTCTTTCTATTTCCTTCTGTAGTATATCTAATGGAATATGTTTTACGACCAGTTCTTTTTCATCACGGCTCATAGCAAGTACACGTGTTGATATTTCTTTTCTTTCCATCTTATTCATTTTGTTATCCCTCTGCATCTAAAATTTGAACGTATATTTTTCCTTTGCATCCGTCTTCATAAACTCTATTCATGAACCCTTGACATTCATCAAGAGTTGGATACCATACATCAATCACATCAGGTTTACATCCAGTATCTTCTATCTCGTATATGCCAATTATGTCTCCAACTTTTTCATTAGGTAATCTCTGATATATAACGACCGTCTTTCCTACCCACTCAGAGTTACCCGTAGCACATATTCCTTTACGAGTTTTTATTCCTGTTGATGTCGTTCCTTGAATACAGTATGCAGTAGCCTTCATTTTCAAAAGGTTGACTTTACTGGCATCAGCATTAAGGCAAGAAATAAGGACGGCGACTATCACAGTCAACATGCCTGTTAACAATCTTCTTTTCATTTGAAGCCTTTACCTCCCAAAAGATTAACCCGAATGCTATAATAAGCATAAGTGTAGATATAAGACCTTCTGACAACTTACTACTTTCAGCAAGTCCGCTTGCTCCTAACAAGAACATTACAAATCCAATTTTTCCTTTCATAAAAATTCCTCTCCTTTTAAATTGTCTAATCTAATACTTTTTTTCTCTTTCAATTTATCATAACTTATAAGATAAATTTTTTCTTCATGTTTGACTGCTATCAACGGCATCTCATTTCCGCATCGTAACCATTTTTCAAATGCCATTATCTGATTATCTTCAAGGCGAGATATATTGAAACTTTTTGATACGCATGTCTTACAATCCATTGCTATCGCTTTTCCATTTTTAACTGCTATAATATCAAAGGGTTGAGCACCTCGGTTATCGGGTACAATAAAGTGTACCCAATAACCTTTAGATGTAAGCAGTTCGCACATTTCATTTTCAAAGTCAGTGCCTATTCTTTTATTGCTCATACCTTAATCCTTTTATAACCAGTCAGGCAACTCAGCATCTTTAACCTGAGCAAATCCATTCTCGTCAACCTCTGTTCCGTCAGGCTCTTTCCACGGCGGTAAGTCTCCCTGTTTATCGGCAGGAATGAACCAACTTAATTTAGCATTCACATTGCCCTGATATTCTTCATGCTTTACAACGCATGCTCCTACCTTGCCAATCCACTTGCTCATATCAAACTCTCCATCAGGAATATCCTTAAATGAATCAAAGAAGTCTGTGAGCATTCTATTTGTGGTCTGTGGCTTGTCATCCATGAATGTAATGTAATGATACAGAGTACTCTTATATCCACTTATCTCAAACTGGAGCACTAACATATCATTATCATTCTTTGACTTTGCCTTGTCCGCACTCTTTACACGGATACGATGTTTTCCTTCGGGTACATTTGTCTTAAATCCTTTTTCTTCTCTCTGATAATTCCAAGCCATATTATTTTTCCTCCATAAAAATCTTTTTTGTTAATTCTACGGTATACAATGCAAACAATTCTACGATAAGCATTCTTATCTCTCCCTTTAACTCAAGTTTTGATAAACTCTCTGATGTAACACGAGCGGAAAGTGCTATGAACTCATCTCTGTCCATTGTTACCTCAATAACTTCTTTCTTACTTGTCGCCTTTGCTCTCTTCATCTTTTTCTCCTTTCTGTATAAAGTCTTCTACATCACAACTCTTGCGAACATCAACCTGATTCTTTGCATAAATGTTTTGAGTCGCTTCAAGTAGTATACGATGCTCTCCATCCTTATTTATTGTTATCCATCCTACGATATCACATAGACCACAAATGTTATCAACTATCTTGGTAGCAATCTTCGGTATCAACTTTGAATATTTTGTTCCATCGGGATGAATAAAATCTTCTGTTTGCTCCCATGCAGTCCATACGATATTTATTCCCCATGACTTCATGTATCTCAAACTGTTTACCAATTTGAATTGCATATACTGATAATCGGCCATAGCTGGAACACCTTTATTTTTACCCTGTGAGCCGAGGTCTGATAAGATACACCTTTCTAATTCAGAAATATTATCAACGGCTACCGTTGTAATGTTATTCTGTTTCAACCATTCAGGCGTAATCTGTTTCAGAGTCTCAGTCCAATTTTCAAAAGTCTTTATATTGTCTATTTCCTGTACAAGAACTTTTGAGGTGTCTTTTACTATCTCACCTTTAGCAAGTGTCCTCATTATCGTCCTATCTACGTCTAGGACTAACGTATTACCTTCACTCCTTTCTGCAATCAATCCGATTGCGGTTGATTTGCCAACTCCTGGCTTACAATATAGTAAAGCCGTGTATGGTATGTTGTCAGTTTGAATCTTTTTCAGGTTCATATTCTTCTCCTTTCACAAAATCGATGTACTCTTGGTTCGGGTCATAGTTTAAACAGATGCTTGAATATTCACATCGTCTTCCGTACTGATTACAATGGCAAGTATTACGATAGAAGTCTCGTTCCATGTGAATTTGATTCATCATAGTTTTCATATGTAATAATTCCAATCTGAATTCTTCAACTTCTTCATCAGTACGGGTTATTTCTAACAAGCGAATTTTATTTTCAGTATCGTAGTTATACCAGTCAATCATTCTATAGAAAAAATCTTTATCCGACTCATCTTTCTTTTGTCTGATTGTAGGCTTACGACATACTGTATACCATACTTTCCGATAACCAGTAAGCAACATATAAGCAAGTATCTGCTCGTCCCACAGAAGGTTGTATTCGTATTCTTCAGTTATCTCTGAACCAGTCGTCTTATGTTCAACGATGTGACCGTCATCAGCTATACCATCAACGACTCCTACAAACCTATCTCCGTTACCCAAATCATATTCAATCCATTTTTCAGCTTCTACAACTTTGAAAGATGGATATATGATTTCTTCATATACTCTTGCCATTGCTAACTCTTTCGAATAATCCTCGACTAAATCAGGATTGTCTACAAGCGTTTCTCCCTTGTAAAGCCTTTCTAAATACTTATGATAATTTGAACCTATTATAAGTGACTCCGCCTTGTTGACTGGTTCCATATGTTCAATATATCTAAGTTCATATTTTCTCCTACAAGCTTTGAACGCTTTAATCTTGTGTACTGATAGTCTCACTACCTATCTCTCCTTCCGCTAATTACAAGTTCAATTTTAGCCTGAGTAAGTCTTGACGGCATTTGAGTTTCATTCTCAATAGAATTGATTGTCTGAACAGAAATACCAACTCTTTCCGCCAACTCCTTTTGAGTCAAGTTTTCTTTTGCTCGGTACATAACCATTCTCTCCTGTAATGTCATTCAGGGTCACCTCCTTTCTTAAGATAAGATAAGTATAGCAAGAGCGAAAACTAAAATCAATATTTTTTTGATATTTTTTTACACTCTTTTAATTATCTGTATTTTTCCATAGTAAAAATGTAGCATTTTTATATAAATATAAAAAGTGTTTGAAAAAAATATATTCTTATATAAAAGTTTATAAAACCTAAAAATGTAACATTTTTTTATATGAAATTTTAATCATCAATAGTCTACTGGAAAACAGACCGTCCATGCCTTTCCAGTCTCAGGGTCTATTGCTGTACTAGTACTATTTCTAATAAGCATTATATCTTCATCTGATAGACTCGTTGTATTACCATGTGAATCGTGATTAGCGAATATCAAATTGCCAACAAGCATTACTCCTGAGTCAGAACTGAACGCTGACGGTATAGGGTTATCAACGAACAGGCCAATGTCATCAACGAAGATGTCAAAATACTTCCCATCCTCTCCGCCTACTTTTCTATACGCCACATCGAAGCAATCACACTTCAATGCTTTATAGTAATCATCAAGCTTGCTACATTCTATCTCGCTAAAACCAGTTCCGCCTATTACATCAAAAACCAACAATCTTGCCTTACCCATTACGCCACCTCCATCTCATTTTTACTACGTCTGTGAATATACAGACTGTTCGTTAATATCTCGTTAGGTAATACTTGCGTTCTGTTTACACTTTCTATCATCTCTTTTAATGTAGCAATCGTTTCCTTTTCTGATTTGCTATTAGCCTTGTAGAAGTTAGGAACTATAATTACCTCGTGAACGCTAGAAGGAATAACGAACAATGATTTCGTTCCTACCTTTTCATATATAGCCTTAAATACGTTCTCAGAAAGCAAGGCTGATGCTCCATAGAAGTGTTCATTATTACTTACTACATACATCACAGGTAACGCATCTTCACCATACATGGCTTTAAACTGTTCTTCTCCAAGAGCACTCACTAATATAGATTCCATTTCTTCTATCTCAATTATATCTTCAAGATTATCCATAGACCGCTCTTTCATTTTGCTAGTATCGAGATTAAGATGTTTTATCAAATCATTTTTGACTGTTGCCAGTCCGATACCGCCTATGTCATCTCTTCCGACCATAATCTTATAGACAATTTCCATGTCTAAAAACGACTCGTGATATATGTTGTCATTCTCAAGCCTTTCAAGGTTGCTGTCTTTACCTATTAAAGTAGGGATAATCTTTTTGTATAGCTTGTCTTCATCTCCAAGCCATTCAAGTGCCTGTTCGGGAAAACCTTTCTTATGCTCACGTACATATCTGTTTACTACCTGAGTGATTTTCTGTTCATCTGTGATATCTTCATCTACATATATTATTGGTGAGATAGCACTACCTTTTACACTCACTGAATATCCTTCAGCTTGTACTCCATTGTTTTTGACTACGATGTGTTTTTTCACATTAACGTCTGTTCCGATTTCCTGCTTAATTCTTTCTCTGATTCTCTCTTCCATTTTTCTTCTCCTTTTCATACTGGGTCACAATCACATGTCGCTACATAAATCCCGCCGTGAGTTTCATCGCCTTCAATCCAAACGACATCCTCTCCGTGGACGAACGACTGCCAGTTGTAATCCTCGCCAACTTTACCATCAAGATTGAGTATGAGAGTTCTTATCTCGTCATTGACCAAATGAGAGTTACCTTCACGCTCAATTCTTTCAAGCATTTTCTGTGCTCTAAAAATCCTCTGCATCTTTATTCTCCTTTCATTGTGCAAAGTCTGTCATCATCAGACCGAGTAGACCATCTCTCGGTGACCGCCCGTAGGCGGTTTCGACTATTCGCCAATGCTTGTAACAGTGTCTACTGTATAATGTTCTATGTCGTCATCAAGTTCAAGTGCCTGAAATATATATCTGCTCCATATATAGTTGTCAATATAATGCTGAGATACGTCTCCATTCTTATGCTCTAATGTCACCTTAAGCATATTCCATCCTCCTATGCGTTTGCCAGTCTCGTTAACTGCTTCGTATACTTAATCATCTTTCTTCTCGTTGTTGCCTTCTGCTTGTCAGTCAGATATTCATTCTTCAGTAGGAACTCTGATACACTTGAAAGGAACTTACTATCCGCTCCGTTAAATCCAACTCCGTTATAATACTTCGTAGAGCCAACCCTTTGCTCATCAGCGGTCTGTTCTTGATATAGCCTCTTTAATGCTCCATATAAAGCCTTGTCGCTTCTCTGAATGATGTCTTTTATTTCTTCTTCAGTCCAAACCCTTTTTTCAACTTCAATATCATGTTCTTTTAACCAGTCCGTCAGCTTAATCTCAGTGGCACTTCCTACATTCACACATCCCGTAGGAAGTGTCTTTACTTCCAGTCCGTACTTCTCAGCTACCTTTATAAACTCGTCAACATATTCACGATTCAAAACCTTCGCTCTTTCCATCTGCCTTCCATCTTCAATATAATGTGTAAAAGAGTCGAAGTTCCTGCAACAGTAAACCATCTTTTTGAAATCAACTCTATTTATTTTTATCATAACCGTTACGCCTCCTCTACGCTTAATATTCTGTATTCACAATCTACACCTAATCCGTACCACTTAATACACTCGCTTACACTCTCCATGACGCATTCCTGACGCCTCCATTCCCAGTTGCTTAATGCGTCTGCATATTCAAAGGTAATCTTCAGCATCTTATTCATTTCGTACCCTTCTTTCCCCAACAGGCATCAAACCAGTCTTCCAATGCTTCTTGAGTACCACACTCAGGACAAATCTGCGTCTTGTTATCACGTCTGCTTATTGCGGGATAATCCCAGTACCTTTTATTACACTTCGGACACTTCCTACTGTCCTTTAAAAAATCCCTCTCATCATAATGATTGCTCATGCCGTTACCTCCTATTCAATAGTGTAGCCGTTCTCGGCCAAGAAATATTCTAAATCCTCTCGCTTCCAAAAGTGATGTATGTTGCCTCTTATTTCAAATGAGAAAGAACAACTCGCAAAACTGTAACCGTAACTTCCAATCACTTCACCATCAGATATTATCTTTCCAGCCAAATCCAATTTCACTCTTACCGCCTTAGCCATATCCATTCCTCCTTATGCGTATGCCATTGCATCATGCTCATGCTCTTTTTCAATCTCACACCAAAAATTATCAAAAACCCTGTCTACCTCTTCAAGGGTTAGTAAATACCACTCTTCTGCCGCACAACATTTCCAGTCTCTAATGATGTCGCTTACATGAGGACATCTGTCCTCACGCATAGCGTCTGAAATCTCAGTCAAAACATCTTTATAACAATCCTCAACTAAAGCCTTCATAACCAGTGCATCCATATTAAAAGTCCTCCTCTTCGTCATATTCATCATACTCATCATCCCACTCATCCTCATCACTGTATTCTTCAAATCTGAAAGGACCATCACAATCATATATGCTTCCAACCTTTTCGCAACCTCTCCAGCGACTCAGATATCTCTCATCAAGAACGAGGTCTGTAAGCTCTCTGAGAATGTCTTCATACTCATCGCCCGTATAACATGTGTAAATGCCCTCAAGAATGTCTGCTGTACGTGGAGCGTATTTGTGTAACCAGTTTGCGTAACTGCTGAGGTCATTGCACCAACCCTGCATCACGTAAGTATTGTCGTATACATCACCATCGTTGTACCATTTGTAAACCAGTTTGTTTACCGCCGTAACCATCTGCGAACCGATTGTCTCGCCTTCTCCCTGTCTCGGCATGTACTTGTTTGTAAGTTCCTCAAATCTGTTGTAGTAATTCCAATTAACTGCCATCTCTGTGTTCTCCTTTTCTACATCTAAAATTTTCTGTTCCATATTAAGTTGTAAGACCTGTCATCATCAGTACAGGGAGGTCATCCCGCTGTAGACGCCCGAAGGCGTTTCGACTTATGCTCTCTTGTAGCTGATTACAGTCGCTGTGAAAATGCCTTCATCTGATTCCTTCACTTTTACAAAGTCAGTGGTATTCGGATTGATGTCATTCACAGTTCTGTATGCCTTTCCGTTTACCAAAAAATTGTAGCCGTGCTCTTTCAATAATTCTTTCATTTCCTTCTGTGATTCTGCTTCCAATTTTGTTACCACTTTTACAATACCTTTGGTAGCCTTCATTTCTGCCATCATTAATCTCATCATCATTTCGTTCATATTAACCTCGCTTTCTGAGTTCTTGCCCTTGGGCTTTTAAAAAAGCCGTTTTTTATTTCATTTTACGCTTTTTTTCATATATAAACAAGTTTTTTTTGATATTTTTTGATGTTTTTTGTCATGAATCCCCTGTTTCTGGGGAGTTTCTGGCTCAAAATTTTTGAGTTTTTGAGGCGTTTTTACTATTTTAAAACGAAAAAAAGAGTCCGCATTTACATACAGACCCTTTTTCGGCTACTATATTCTATTGTAGGAATATCATTGACTTAATCTGCGTATGACGCCGTCATATAGTTTAGGCATGAGTGTTTTAATCGTGTCCATCAGTTCATCCATGATGACCAAAAACTCTTCCGCATCAATGCCTTGAATTACTTGTCTGAATTCAGATTTCGCTTCTATATCATTCTCTGACCTTGCATACGAATAATATGGTTCGTTTTCCATATGAATATTCTCTTCCTGTTTAATAGGATACATCTTATCTCTTATGGTATAGAATGCGGCCAACTTCAAACAAGTACTTGCAGACGGGTTACGCTGACCTTCACATTCGGCTATGGCTTCCTGTAAATCATGTTCAGTTATCACAGTAAGCCACCTCCTTTACATTTCAGAAACTATACTCTGAAGTTTCTGTCTTACTCGGTCATTTGGCGCACTACGCATAAGTTCCTGTAAGTCTTCCATGAAGTCACCCGCATTGCTGTATCTTCCCATAGAATCTCTTCTCACAGAACCTCTTCTACCTCTAGCATAAGAATTTCCATCACGATAAGACATATCATCGCTTCTCATACTGTAATCCCTCATGCTGTAGTTTCCACTATAACCATCATCTGACATCTCTTCTGCCTTAAGAAGGTTCTTCTTGAAATGTGCAAGGGTGTCGCCATACTGAATTTCCGACATAGACAGCTTTCCATCTTTATCCGCTTTGCGCTCAAGCTGTTCAAGCTCATCACAGATATAATCAATCAATTTGTGCATCGCTTTTCCTCCTTATGCAATCCTGTTTATCACGAGATTTGAATTTCTTACTTCTATTAAAGGTGTAGGAGTGACAGTAGGGTCATCAGTAGTCGCATCAACATATCTTACTGACATGCTAAAACAGCATCCTTTTGGTACTGTTACTATGCAAGTGCTAGTCACATTCCCATATTCTTCAACTGCTTGCGGAGTGAAGATTGCCTCGCTCGTTACACGAGGCTCACCGTTTACCGCAATCGCTACTGATATAGGTGTCAAGTCTCCACCTGTAGGAACTGCAATATTTCCATTATAGGTAATTTGATATCTCGCAAAACAATTATCGGTCTTGCCTTTCAGAATAAAAATCCCTGTCTCATCTTCGTGATATACACAACCTTTATTGCAAGGGATAGAAGCAGTAAACAGTATCGGACCATTGAGGGCGACATTCTGTTCCGCATTTGCTAAATATTCTGCCATAAGTTTTACCTCCTACATTCCGCAACCGCAACTGCAATTATTCTGATTGCAAGTAAAGATAGGTGTTCTGCCATAAACAGGTGTTGTAGGAACAGGGCATGAATTGAGTCTGTTATACAGAGCATCAATTTCATTATTGAATCCCTGTGCTATGAATGCGTTCTGAGCAACCTGTGAAGCCGCAAGGTCTTTCATAGCCACCTGCTGACGAAGGTTTGCAATTTCATCATTCTTAGCGTCAATCTTATCTTGACATAACTGGTCTTTTATAGACTGAATACCGCCATTGATTACATTCAGAATAGACTGAGTATTCTGAGTATCGTTAGTTCTTGTAGCGCATGCTTCTCTTGCGATATCTGAACCAAGATTTGCAATTCCGAGTCTGTTATCAGCACTAGCCTGTGCTAACTGAGACTGTAAACCGAATGCAGTCTGCATATTAGCAATCTGACGAGTATTAGCACTCTGTTCAACACCAGCAAAACCGTTAGCGAGAGCCATCTGCATATCGCCACAGCAATTACATAACTGCGTTGAAAGACCTGAGATACCATCACGAATTGATGTGATACCATCGTTAATCATTGCGTCTCTGAAACCATTGTTGGTATTGGTATTGATGTTCTGCTGACCTGTCATGAGCCAAGGGAAGTCATAGTTGCCTCCACCATAGCCACCAAATCCATTACCCCATCCGCCTCCAGCGAACAGAAGTAAGAGGATAATCCATCCCCAATCATTGCCAAAACCACCAAAGCCTCCATTGCCACCGCCGTATGCGGGAGCAACAGGCATGTAGAAACCATTTCCACCATTTTCGTCTGTTAAAGCCATAATCTTTTCCTCCTATAAATTGTTTTAGGTTAGGAATTGTTCTCTTAAGCGAACAATCCGTATCGTCAAAAGCCTGTGCACCGACTTACAACGCTCAGATATGATAATTGAAATCCGATTTTTGCACATTTTGTGCAAATATCGCTCATAAATTACAAAAAGTGAGTATTATTTTCTCATCAACATCTGAATGATTGGATTATTTCTCATGTTCATTATTCTGTTAATTTGAGATTGCGAGACTTGTCCAGTATTCAGAAGATGTTGAAGGATATCTTCAGAACTGTTTACATCCTGCGGTATGTTAAACTTCTGAGATAAAAACTGAACTGGATTACTACGCATCTGTTGATACATTTTCATTATGTCATTTGCATCGCCCATCATATCAATCATCGCCATCCTTTTCTCGTTTTGAATTTGTTGTTCGTTTAGGTGTATTTTTGATACCATCTATTTCTTTCCATATAGCCTCTATTTCAGATTTTAGATTATCAATGGTAGTATTTACCGCCTTGTCTTCTAACGTACCTGTTTGAGGCGAATTCGAAGCCTCAGGGGTATCCTCTTTAACCAGTCTGTATCGTTCAATCTTTGGAGATTCTAGTTGAGAAAATCCCATCGACTTTTCCATAACGATAGGCTGGCCCTCTATCTTGAATGTGACGCAATTCCCTGGAGCTACTGGATACGAATTTACCATACCTTCATTCGGTACAGAAACAAATCCTCCGTTCCGCATTTGCTGTGTATTTTGATTTTGAAAAAATTCCTGTTGAGGTTGAGGCTGAAAATATGTTGGGTAAAATCCATAAGACATTGCTACTCCTTTCTATACCATACATAAATCGGTATCTCCTGAGAACTGTTCCAAGAGTCGTAAAGGTCACCGTCCTTGATAGTAGCAACATGACCTCCGAAACCTAATACGAAAGTGCCGATAGGATTGTCATAAGCAAAGTCTTCTGCTGTATAACAATTAGGGCACTTGTTTGGAATTATTGAACGACTGAATCCATGTTGTCTTAAGACCGCTCCCCATACACTATCACTTGAAGGCATATCTCCCATTTCTTTTCCGTTAAAACATATCATGTCGTACGCAGTCTCCCAATTAACATTCAATGCTTTAGCGACCGCTCGTACTGCACAATCTCTTACATTTCTTCCTGTGGGATTTGGATTGAATCTTATCCACATAGACTTGTTCCTCCAGTTGAGATATTTTAATTTCTAAATCAGAAAGGTTTTGAATATAGACACGGCAAATATCATATGCACTGTCAGGTGTATATCCACAACCTATCAATCTGCGAATCAATACGTTTGTCATATCTATACCTCCTGATTAAATTTTGACATAAAAATACCCTTTGGTCGATGAAACCAAAGGGCAACTTTCGTGCAACTTTCGTGCAATTTTTATCAAAACATTTTTAATTTTGATTTAGAGACTATATTTTTCACTTGTCTTACAGATAATCCAAACTCTTCGGCAAGCGGTTCATAGCTTATTCCGTCAATCAATCTTCTGCGAACTATGGCTCTATTACGTTCCGCATTTCTGCCTACAATAAATTCATCAATGCGATATTCTATATCTGACTTTTGTGGCTTGTTCATACCTTTACTCTGCCTGTTCCGTGACACATATTACATTGACGATAACCGCTACTGCCACCTGTCTTACGTTTCCTACCTTTAGTTTTGATTGTCTGTTTCACTTTCGCCATTATAATCACCTATACCTATTACAGTAGCATTACCTTCTCCTGTCTCTACTTCTTGCTCTACGGTATTTTGATAATACTCAAATTGATGTTCGTAATACAGCCATGCTATATTAGTTCCAACTAATAACAGAATTAGAAGAATACATAATATCCACAATCTTATATTTGTCCGCTCCATTCGAACCATCTGTTCTTCATGCTCAAAATATGTTATCACTCTATCCATTTTTTACCGCCTTTAAGCCTTTAATATCTTCTTGCATTTTAGATATCTCGACCTTGATTACTGGTATCTCTTGAGCGAAATTATTATGCTTTCGAACTTCCTCGGTAAGATTGTCAAGTTTAGTATCAGTAACCGCCTGCGATATAGCAAGTTTATTTTCAATAGACCTATTACTACTTTCATTAGTAATGATGACGCCTGCTAGCGATAATATTCCTGTTATTATTGCTACTAAAATCGGTATATAATCAGCCATACTTAAAACTCCTTTGGCAACATTCTATCACATCTTAATTATACTTTTCAAGCATAGCCCACGTACAAGGACCCACCTTGGTGTCAACTTCCAACCCATGATCTCTTTGAAATTGCCGAATAGCATGAGCGGTTCTATCTCCAAACTTACCATCACAACCATATATGCCTATATCGTATCTTAATTTAGTAAGAATTTGCTGGACGATTATTACATCAGAACCTGACATACCTTGTTTAAGAACTCGTCTCTTTTGAATATGTAAAGAAGATGCTTCACTTACAGCACTTGCATCCCAAACTTCAAGGTCGTATTTTTCAACTGTTGAGCAAAGAGTTGACACATACGTGGAACTTGTAGCATATCCATCAGCCTTTAGCATCTGAGCATACTCTTTATAAGTCGTAGCATCTTTGAGATTTAAGTATCTCTGTGATGATATAAAATCGTAATATCCAGTCACTCCTGCTTCATCAGAATCATACACACGGAAGTTATCTTTAATATTTACTAAAACTCCTACAACATATTCTTCTTTCGTTCTCAGATTTACAGACTTTCCCTTCCAAGACTTACCACATTTCATACCGAAATGGTTATGATAATTTTTTGCAAGTAACGATGTTCCCGCCGCACCTTCAATAATAGCCTGTGCAATAACTGTTGAACAGACTTTATATCCTCTATTCTTTGCCTCAGATTGAATCATCGGAGCAATGTGCTTGATAAAGTCTTTTGCTTGTGCTGAAGTATAACCCATATACTATTCCTCGTCTTTTTTCACATCAACTGCATTTGCATCTATCCATGCTTCACAAAAACTATAGATTGCGGCTGATACTATACCACAAACTGTTCCAATTATTGTAACTGTTTGATTTTCTGTTACAATACCGCTTATACTTGTTGCGATAGAACCGAGAAAAGCCGCAACACATAACCAAAATTTTCTTGAAGTAAATTTGTTATTCATTTTTGACCTCCTTTAATCTTTTCATAATTTCAGCACAAAATGGAATTGAAATTGCTGTGTCTTTTGTAACTTCAACTCCTACCGCTTTTGCGCACTCGACTATATAATCAAGTGAGTTCTCGTTTTCGATTGGTTCAAGTTCATCTACTAATACACCATACTTATTTCTTCTCATTCTTTCATCTCCTTATAAGTCGTGATTAACTTCAATGATTTTATTATGGCACAAACAAAAGTCTCACCACCAAAAACCATAAAAAATCTCTCAGTAAGAGTATCGCTTACTTGGATTTCAAAACACGATAATACCAATACTATTATAGTATATATTATCATTGCTGAAATACTGAACACAACATATCTTGTTAGGCTTCTAGTGGTTTGACTTCTCTTTGTCATTTATTACTCCTCTGAATTACTTTCGGGTGTAGGTGTAACAGGCTGTTCATCATGGTGGATGAACTCTTTGTAACCTTCCACAATATCAAACTGATTGTCAATGATAACAACATAACCTGTTTTAACAGTTTTTTCTGCCCATAAAGTTTCACATAGCTTATGGTATTTAGCCTTTGCCTTGGCCAAATCCGACCACTCTGTGACTGCCCCTTCCCCTAACTGCAAATTGCCATTGCTGATATACATTACATAGTATTTCATGTGATTTCTCCCTTCTTAATTAACCTAAATACCACATACCTCGTTAATGACCGTGTTGTGCATCTTTTAACTGTTTTGCGTTCCATTTATATTGAGTCCTTTGTGATGTAACTTATACTTAACAAATATGTATCATTAGATAGTTTTTCTGTTAGCGTAATTCTTTTATTTGAACCTTCACCCGTACCAATAAAAGGAACATAATCTTTCAGTTTGAATGGTATTGTTGTGCTCGCAAGAATGCCTGTAATAGCAACACCCTCATCATTTTTATATGGCAAATCAAACAACGCTAATGTTCCCGAAACGGTGGGCATATTTGCGACTGTAAAACTAGCCTTGACATAAACAATATTTCCAACTCTGATAACAGATGATGAATTAAGAGTAACATATGATGATGATGCGGTATTAACTGTCAATGTACCTGTTTTCGGCTCAATATAATCAGATATATCACCCTCAACATAATTCGTATTCAGAGTCCATGTTGCACCTTGAGCAACTGTGGTTTTAGTAGTGCCAAACTTACCATCTTTATAAAAATGCTCACCTGCCACATACTGTCTACTTGCTGTTGTTCTTCCGCTCTCATCTGTGCCTATGGCTGATATATCGGCTTTTGGCTCTATGGCTGTTTCAACATCATCCCACGCCAACACTTCCCGATACGTCAACTCATCAAGCGACTGACCTTCTAAAGGTACGGAAACATTATTCTGTCCAATCAGAGTCTCTATCTGCTGTGGTGTGAGTTGGATTATTATTGGAGTTGCTAGTACGTAACAAATCTGTACGGGATTGTTTGATAACCATGTTCTCGCTGAAGCAACATCAGTAACACCTACTTCACCTGTTGAAATCATAGCCTTATGAGAACCATTTGCCCTATAATATATGCCTGTTATCCCCGAATTTGACATAGAATCAGTTATTTCTACATATTTGTCAGACCATATTTTATTAGTTTTCTCTGTTGTACTGCTGTTTGTTATGGAATCACTTGATATAGCACAACTAATTCTATTGAATGCTGTTCCTACAACGACTTCGATTGTTTCATCATTACTTCCATCAAAAGTAGTGCAAACTTTATCAACCGTCAACACCCCACTCACAACATCCACACTTCCGCCGTAGACTGTCTGTCCGAGTGCCACTGTGTATTGTGAGCCGTTATATGGAACGAATGATGCATCTGTTTCTGTGGCTAGTCTTAACATAGGCTTGAACAGTAAACCGCCACTCGGTATCGTGTAACCCTGTCTGATAATCACTCTAGGACGATATACGCCACCATTTGAGATTGTAACATTTACCCCCGAACCTGTGTCCGTGAATGAATTTGACAAACCTGTGTCATTTATGTCATTAACTGATAATTGAAATGTTGTGCCACCGCCACCGCTCGGACAACCATTCAAAATATAACTACCATTAGAAATGACCTGTGTTGTTGATAAATCATAAGCATCAATCGCACTTGCCGTATATCCACCATGATAGAAAACAGAACCGTCTGCATATGATGTTATCTTCAATCCATGCTGTTCGCTTGTTCCTGTTCTAGTATTTTTAAGTCTATTCTTCCCAACATTCCCAACCTCAACACTGCTATGTCCCGTAATCGGTCTGACATTCTGCGGAGATGGCGTGCCACTGCCACTCTGTTTTGGCTCGATATTGACAACGCAAGAGTCAAGTATTCCACCTGTGATAGTATTGAAACTACCGCTCGTGTTGGTGTTCAACTCTGATGATATATCTAAATCAACATCACCTAAATCAGGTCTGTATTTCAACTGTTCCGCATTGCTTTTCTTTACTTTCAGTATTCCTGTTTTTCCTATGTTTGCTATTCTGTATGCCATATCATCACTCCTTTATGACTTTTTGTAATAGACTTTATAATTGACCGTCATTGATGTATCTATCGGACTGCCACTAAAATCAATAGTCAATGTTCCTGAACTTGTAGTACCTCTCCACTCTATATCTCTTACAACTTCATAATCTGTATCTGTTGCAATTACTAAAGTAGGATTAAGTGGAATGTTTAAGCCTTGTGGAAAGTTATCTTGAATCATCGAATATGAATCGGGATACAGTGTCACATCACCGCTTGCAAGCAACCCTTCTGACGTCTGTGCTTGACTTGCATAATACTTTGCATTGTTGTTGTAATACGGACTTGTTGACGGTACTGGCACACCGTTTTGTTCACCTACTGCAAACCCTTCTGATATAAGTGCGTCTGCATCTGCTGAACTTGCCGCCAACTCTGCGGCGTTCTTTGCGTCAACACAATCTGCAAGGTAGTTAGGCTGTAACTTGTCACCTGTGATTGAGCCTGCTTTAATCTGCGCAGTGATAGTCTTGTTTCCGCTTGCATCTGTTGTGGTAGTAAAGTCTATCTCGCTACTATCAACAAACGTATACAGTTTTATCAATTCTGAAATATCACAAGTGTATGTAGTGCCATCTGCGGTTGTCATTGTTATGACACCATTTTCATCCATGCTAAAATCGACAGGTATCTTCTCGATATTCAAGTCCACTGTATATGTACTACCATTCCAAAAAGTGAACACAAACACACCTGTCTGAGTATTATAAGTTAGGGTCTTGATAGTCTGAAGTAAATCTGTTTGATTTGCCTTAGTAGTATTAAAGGTTACCACCCTACCATCTATCTCATACAACGCACTGTCCATCTTATTCAAGTTGGTATCATTTATAGGCGTTGCGGTAGACTCCCAATTTTCCCAATTTATTTTTTCGGGGTATGCTCTATTCATACTTTACCTCCTTATGTGTGATATGGTGCTATCGGTGTATCGGTGTATGTGCTTATCGCATAAGACTCAACCGATTTTTCGACTTCTTCACCATACGATTCAAAAGTATCTTTCAGCATCTGAATTCCATTCATAGTGCGTCTGAAAACAAAAGACTCAAAACCACTATTCATGGTAATCATATTTATCCTGTCTCCTGCCTCTACCCAAGGCAAGCCTATCGCTCTCGTTACATTCGGTGTATAACTCAAGTCAAGAATTTTGCTATACATATTTGATAGCATCTTTTCAACCTCGGGCATTCCGTCTTTATTATACACCATATTTGAACCGCTGTAGAATACATTATCATCCATTACGTATGTATTTTCATATTCTACATCTCCGATGTATTCCCACTGAACTACATTTGATACTTCATTATCTGAGGAAGATATTTTTCTTATCTGTATCTTACCATATTCTTTGGTCTTATAATCAGCATATTCTGATTTTATGTAAGTAGAACGATATAATGATACATTTGAACCTCTCGGATATAAATCATCACTAGGATATAGCGTATCACTTGGATATAAACCTTCTTTTTCACAGTACACAAATTTGAGTTCACCATCTCTATCTGCATTCAAAAAGCATCCATTTATTTCAAGCAAAGACCTCACTACATCTCTCGCTGTAATACTACTATCACTATCAAAGATTTCTTTTGTATCATAATTGTAATAAGCAAGTCTTGTAGATGCGTTTATTAAATTCGGAGTTAAGTCTTTAACTGAATGCAACTGAACTCCTGGCCTTGAACTATTACCATCTGCAAATGTATACACTCCTGCATTATCAGCATGAGGATATTGAGTGCATGGATAATACAACTTGAATGAAACGCAATCGGATGAGAGCATGAAGTAATCTCCATTGTCTACGCAGAATTTATTATGCGTTCCATCCTCAAGAGTTTCATCTATCAGTATGCACGCTCTATTGTATATTCCTCTACCATATGCGTCTATAAAATGTCTGTAACTGCTGTATACATAGTGATAAGACTGCAATGGTCCATAATGATAATTGAGTGCGTACTGATACCACATATCAAAGACAAGTGGATGCTGTAAAAAATCATCATCCTGTTCCGCCACTGTAATATCAACCTCACCAAACCACAAATGCTCAAAGAACCAACTTTCGGGGTCATCTTCCCCGACTTCCCACGATTTTGATATTGCGCCATAATAACCACCGCCTGGCATCGGTCTTGTTGAATTTTTATAGTGAGGAGTTACTTCAGAATACACGAGAACTTCTTCATGATTTTTTCTTGAATCAAGCATAAGAGCACTCATGATATTCCAATACGTACTATACATCTGCCTGACGTACTCATATCCACCACCAGAGTATCCGTCTAGACTCAACCCGAACATATACATCTTATACCAGTTAGATGCATTAACAGACAGATTATACAGCATATCATAGCCTATCAATTCATTACGCTTATATGTCCTAGCACTAGATACAGTGGAATCGGTTATGATAAATTTTCCAAGCGGTATTGCTTCTATCGGTTCATCGTCTCTATCTATGATTCCTCTCTGACGCTCATAAATATATTTTTCTACATCTATACCACGCCATTCTATACAATCGTTTGAGTTATAAGAGGGTATTAAGTCAGAATAATTCTTTTCAAGTAATGTTGTCTGTAATTCTTTGATTGATATTGATATAGACATCGTACCCGATGAAAAAGCATTTTTATCACTATCTTCAACAAGAAATACCAAACTCAATAACTCCTGTATTCCTCCATAAGAACCAGTTTCAAACATTCCTGTATATGTTATGTAATCACTCTGTGCGTCTGAAAAATCATAATGGTTTCCAACTAGGTACGTTCCGTTACTGAATTTAATTCTTAACCCTGCGTTAATATAAGATGGTGATACATCAGAACTTGAGAAGTTGGTTACTTTAAACTTGAACCTAAACGCAATATATTTTGTGTCATTTATATGCGATAAATTTGTTTCTCCGATATATCCACTATCAATATATTTACGTGTAGTAGCACTTACATTCGACCACCCTAATCCATACCCCGATGTATTAGGCTGATATCTTCCCTCAACACCTTTTATCCAATTTATTTCTCTGTATTCAAAGGTGTCAGGGTCATCAGCAAAGTCTTTTGTAGCGATATACGGTCTTATACATCTACCGTTGAATTTTTCAAGTCTATCCATGAGAGTAATTTCGTATATTGCCGCTTCGCTTGAACCTATTTTCAATGTGTCTCTTGAGCAAATAGACTCACTCAATCTCTGACTCTCTCTCAAGATATTTGGATTCTTGACAGGGTCAATACTTTCAGCAGGACGTCTTACGATAGCAGTAATACTATTGTTGCTTGCAAAAGAGTTGTAACCCAAATATGGCAACTTATAATCTGTCCTATTTGCTGTCGGATATAACTCATTAAAAGTATAATTTACATACTCACACTGCAACTGTATATCATCTATCGTCATGTCTGCATTTTGAGCGTCAAAATACAACTGCACATAAGCCATAGGATATGTACCGCCGTACTCAGGGTCTCCACCTTGACAGAACTTTGGTATATCAGCTTTATCTATCCTACAAAACAGTCTTAAACCATCACCCATAAGAGCATCTATAGCCCACTTATTACTGTTTTCATCCAAATCTACAACATACCCAGATATAGACGGATTATTTGTGAAAATACGTATATACTTTCCTGCGAGAAAACTTCTATCACCATTAAACTTACAACGGCACGACAAATAGAGATAATCAGCGTATCTCAAATATTGCTGATTTATCTCGTCATGCCATGCTGTGAAAAAACTGTATATCGCACTCGCTTCCGCACCTGTTCTGCTGTAGTGCCATATATACCAATTTATGTTGGTGATATTTCCTTCTTCCTCATCAACAGTAATAAGAAGGTTCTTATGCTGAGTATCTTTGAGATATTCTTGTCTTGTTTCTTCAGATATTTTTATCATTATTGCTCCTTTATTTGCACTGACAATTTATTCACTGCATAATCAAGAGATATGTCTCTTTTACTACTACTTTTTACAGTACAGAAGAACTTACTTTCTACCATGTCATTGACTAAACCGCCTACGTACACTTGAAGAGTGGTAAGCCTTCCGTCTGTAGCAATAGTCATGTTGTTTATGAAGTCATTATAGTCGGATTCTTTTATAAATGCCAACTCGAAATCTCCTACAATTCTCTTGCGGTATTCACCCTCGTGAAAATGTATATCAGCATCCTCCCATTCTTCAATGATTGACTCTTGATACACCGAGTAACTATCTACTTGAACAAACTTCGTAAAATCTATTCCGTTAATCTTCAAAGAT